CACAAGCGGAACCGAGTGGAACACAAAAGGCGCTTGACAACCCCTAAGTGGAGTGCCTACATTGCGTGAGCCCGCCAGACTACGCGCGAATCCAGCCGGCGCACCGCAAGGCGTTCGATGCGGCGCTGCGGCGCCAGAACAATCCTGGTGCGGCGTGACAGAGGCGGTAAATGGAGGGGAACGTGAAACGCAAAGCTTTTAAGTCGATTACTCGCTCGGAATTGGCGGAAACAACGCGCAAGCGCAATGCTTGGCATGCGGTGAACAGTGCGGACCAGCCGAAGTTCTCTCAAAAGCCGGGGAGCGTTTTCGAGAACGAGCCGGAGCGAAGGTCGCGGATGAAAGCGAATCGCGCGTCGCGCGCGATCGTGCTCTATGCGGCCGAGCTCGGGCGCAAGCGTGGCGTCCTGCCCTACGATCTCAGCGCGTGGGAAGCCTCGCACAACTTCGATTATTCGGGCTTCGACGCGCCGCAAGCGTCGGTCCTGGTGGTGTTTCGTGACGGCGTGTCCGAGGTGCCGATCCGCGTCGAGAACCTGGATTGGCAGCCAGCCGAGCCCGTCGAGGAGTGCGTCGAGTGACTCGCACCCTACGCCTGATCCTGCTCGGCGCCGCATGGCTCGTGGTGCCCGGCAGCTCGCTCCTGCTCCTGCCCTACCTCGCATGGCGCTTGACACGGCGCGCTAAGAGGTGTAGGGATTGCATATCGATAACGAGAGGGGAATGACATGAGGTACGATTGTCTTGCGGCTTTGGGTCGATTGGGGATCGCCCAGGACGACGCGGCGGCGCTGCGGCGCATTTCGATGACGCTGCATCGCTGGCACGAGCTCGAATGCGGCGACGGCAATGCGCACGGCTCCTGGGCGATCGTGCGCGGCCGCAAGGATTCGAAGGGGCGTTTCGTCCACGATGACGACGGGCGGCCCTACCTCGAGCACCATCACTATCGGCACGGCGCTGGCGAGGATACCGTCAGCCATGCGCTGCTTCCCGATCGCGAGCGGGGTGCGTTGAAGCGTCTTGCGCGGATCATGGATCGTTACGCGCCGCTGAGCTTCTACGTTCAGGGCGACAGTCGTCATGTGCTGTCAAGCGCATGGCAGGTATGCAGGAATTGCATACCGCGCGGTGCGGCGCTCTACGTGCTGCGGCCCGGTGACGTGCCCGCCGGCGAGGATCCGAGCTGCTACTACTCGCGCGGCATTGCGGTGTACCGATGACCAGGATCATCCTCTACCGCGCCGCGTTCGCGTGCGCCGGCCTCATGGGCACGTACTGGCTCCTCGTCGGCATCTTCGTGTGGCTGACGTGGTGACGCTGCGGATCTTCGTGGGTCGCGCCGAGCTGTACCGGCGCGACACCACGCTCGAGGGCCTGTCGGCGTCGATCGACGCGCTGGCGAGCTCCATGCGCGCGTTAGCGGGCCGCCAGTGCGTCGTAGCGGTCGCGACCGCCGGGAACCTGTCCCAGGTCCTGGGACGCATCAGCGGGCAGAAAAACGGGGTTGGCGATGGCATGGCGTGACCAGCTGCGGACGAAGCGCGTCGCGCGCGGGGCGGAAGCAATCGCAACGCGCGCCGGCTTGGTCGACGCGCCGTGGGCGCGCAAGAACGTGCACGCGTGGCAAGCCGTCATGTGCGGAGCGCTCGCGAGGCGTAGCGAGGGCGTGCAACGCTATTTGCGCATGCGTGCTATGCGTGGGGCGCATGTTGACATGGGGCGAGTGTAGGGGTTACATTTAGAGCGTAGCAACGCAAACCATAGGAGCCGTGACATGGCTTGGTCCTGGTCGCACTCGCCGGAAGCTTACAGCGACGCTTATGATAATCTGCACGATCAGCCGCACGCTTGGCTCGCCGAATGTCTCGCCGAGTGGCAAGCGTCGAAGCCCGGGCAGTATGGACAACGCCACTTGCGCCTCGCGCGCTGGGAAAAGAATCTCGCGTGGTGCACGCAACAGTCGGCGGACGTGCTCGCCGATATGATCTGGGAGAAAATGTCCGAGCAGCAGACGTGCGACAACGGCGGGTTTAACGCGTGGGCGTGCCCGTTCGGCTGCCACAAAGTCTCGTTTTCGTGCTCGGAAGTCGAGGGGGCGTACCGACAATGAATCGGATCCACCCGCAACGGGACTATGAGCAAGCGCTAGCCGTTCAGGCGCAATTGGAGTCCGCGGTGTCCCGTGCCAGCGCCGCACTGGCAATCTTTCCGCGACTCCCCAACGGCTTGACTCCGGACCATGTCAAGGCGAGTCCGGAATATCGGGCGGCAAAACTGCAGTACGATACCGCTTTCGGCAAGCTCCGGACGTTCAACGCGTCGTTTGTGAAAAGCTTTAGGGCCGAATTGCGCCGAGACCGGACCATGAAACGGCTTGCAGCGGCGCGGAATAACCCGAATCATCCCTATGGCGTCCTATGTCGGGTGGTATCGCAAGGGACTCCGATTGCTGGCATACCGGAAACCGAAACCGAATAGGGAGTCAACGGCCATGCGCAATAGCGATTTTGTGGATTTCGGCGCAGTACATTCCGCCGCCACCACGCACGCAAACCGGGTGACTCGCTCACCCGGGATCTTTTCGGCGATTCGTTCTCCGAGACCGGCGGATTCCTGTCATCCGGAGCGGCCGAGCAAGCCAAGGCGCGAGGCGTGGAACAATCGGCCGAGCTCGCGCCACGTGTTTCAAGGTGACATTCCAGAACGGCTCAGAGTTCGGCGAGACGTGCGAGCGTTGCGGCTCGCACTACAACACGCGGGTAGGCGGCACCGCCGCTGTCTACTGCTACCCGACGAGTGCATGGCGCGCGGCGCATCCCGAGGACGACGGACTGCTCGGCGAGTCGCGCACCGTTTTCGGTTGACCCGCCTGCGGCGGGTTGACAACGCCTAAATGAAGGCGTTACATTTGGGGCGTTGAGAGCAAACAAGGGGAAGTGACATGAAATACGCATCGCTTGGTTCGATCAGCTCGGGAACGTTGCGAACCGAGGACTTGCTGGTCGCGTTCGCGGATGAACTTGAGCATCACGTGCAGCGCAACGCCGAGGAGTGGTGTTCCCGACGTGGGCGCAAGCGGCGCGACGAGTTGCTGGCGCTCGTTACCGAAACCCGCGATGGCAGCATCGAAGACGAAGGCGATTTGGCCGACGCCGTGCTCGAGGAGTTGCAGGACGCACTCGGCGAGTTCGCACCGCCCTATACGTATTTCGGCGCTCATGAAGGTGACGGCGCGGATTTCGGTTACTGGCCGGCGTGGGATGCGATTGAGGAGCTGCCGCAAGTCGAGGATGGCGACGAAGCGAAGGCACTCGGCGAGGATTGCCGATTCGTGAACGATCATGGCAACGTGACGATTTACGGTGGTGACGGCTCGGTCATTTGGGCTTGCGTCTGAAGCAGAGGAACGACTGACATGACCCCGGAAATCCTCGCCGAACTGTCCCGTATCCGCAAGGCTATGGTCGCCGCCCTCCGCGAAAAGCCGAAGAACATCGCCCTGTACCATCGACTCGCGGATCAGCACCGCTGCACCCTGCACGCAGCCAACCCCGCGATGAAAGCGGCATGGGAAGGCTGCCACATGCAGACCTATGGCAAGGTGCCGGGGTGATCGAGCCAACTTGAACCGGCCCTAACGGGGCCGGTTTTTCTTTGTAACAATTCGTGATTATACAATTGCCAAATGTAGGCGCTTCATATCATCACAATCTGATCTGGGAATGTCTCAAGACGAGGCCGGGATATTACCGGCGAGCAGACAAGGGGAAAGCCATGCACGTCTCACAACTCACTATCACGTCTCGCAAGCTGGTCGACGGCCGCTACGTCGGGGACCTGCAAAACCAAGCGGGGCGCACGCTGCACTACGTCGAAAGCGATTGTCACACTGGCGTAGTCGCCGAGATGTTCAAGCAATACATCTTGACCACGCTTCGCGGCAAGCGCGTTCACGTCGAAACGGAGATTGCTTGATGAAATGGCGCAAGGGTACTTGGGGCGAACGCCTAGCCGCTGACAAGCGGTTTCTGGCGTTCGTCGAAACGTTGCCGCCAACCGAGCAAAACAAAGCCCGGTTGGTTGCAGCGCGACAAGCGGTCGATCGGTACGAGATCGAGCGCAAAGCCGTAGCTAAACTGAGAGTTTCGAACCCCTTGTCGCCTAAGCGGAGGTAGGCGACAAGCGAACCGGCCCTAGCGGGCCGGTTTTTCTTTGCGCAGCTCCGAGGCAATCCACAGCATGTGTCGCGCTTTCTGCTCGAGGTGATTCGCCATGAGCTCGTTAGCCCAGCTCGGCGGAACCCGATCGCCAAGCGTCCAGGCCGTGACGCTAGACCAGCTCACGCGATCGCCGAGCACGGCTAGGACGCTGGCGTGCCGTCCGAGGTAGCTTTCCGCTTCGCGCCTGCCGCCGGCCGGCGCTCGAGGCCATAGGCGCACGGCGATATGCCAGATTGACGGTCTCACGACGCGCCCATGACCCAAATCAGGGTGCCCGATTGGTGCGTGCTCCACACTAGGCGCGCTGTCGAGCTCGAACATGGCGCCGAGCCTACTCCCGCGATCGAGGCGCGCTAGCCTGTGCACCGCGCCGCGGCGCTTTTCAGATCAAATTATTGTGATAGACACCGCGCCAGCGCACGGTACGCCCTTAAAGCGCTGTACCTTGGTTTCGAGCTCCCAGGCGCAAAGACCTTAGCTGCGTCAAGCGGTTAGCGGCGCGCGACGCGCCTGGTGCGCTTTCGATCGAGGCTCGGAGGGGCAAAACCGTTCGACCGAATCGCGCCTGTGACCTACCGTTCTGTACACAGGCTAAGGGTGCATGCCGCAGCGTAAAGCCCGCACCGATCGGCCCACGCGCAAGTGCGTATGAAGGCACCCCAACGTGTATCCCCTCCCCGGAAATTTTCTTTTTGATAGGTATCCCGCTACGCTTGCCTCCCCGCCCCATGTGCGCTACAAGCGACTACATGCCCACCCCGTACCTGATCGCCACCGGCGACTGTCGCGCCTTGCTCCCACGCATGGCGCCCGAGTGCATAAATTGCATCGTCACGAGCCCACCTTATTGGGGCTTGCGCGATTACGGCGTCGCCGGCCAGATCGGGCTCGAAGCCAAGCCCGACGACTATGTTGCCCAACTAACCGCCATCTTCCGCGAAGCGCGACGCGCCTTGCGCCCTGATGGGACGCTCTGGCTAAATCTTGGAGACAGCTACGCGGGAAGCGCTAAAGGTGGCAACCCTGGGCACTCGGAGCATATCAAGCAAAAAATTAACGAGGGATCACTAACTGTGCGAGATCGCGTGCAGTTAACGCCCGAATTAAAACCCAAAGACCTCTGCGGCATCCCCTGGCGCGTCGCGTTCGCCCTCCAGGCCGACGGGTGGTATTTGCGGCAGGACATCATCTGGCACAAACCCAATCCCATGCCTGAGAGCGTCATGGATCGCTGCACCAAGGCGCACGAGTATTTGTTCTTGCTAAGCAAGAGCGAGAAGTATTACTATGATGCGCAGGCGGTAAAGGAAGATGCCGCGCCCGCTAGCGCTGCTCGTTATAATTACGCTTTTGGCGGTGCTAAATCCGAACAGCTAACCGCAGAGGAAGCAGCTGGCCCGGGGACGCGCACGCACCCGATTGGGGAGCGAAAATCGGATGGCAAGCGCAACAAGCGCAGCGTCTGGACCGTCGGCTCGGCTCCCTTCCGTGAAGCTCACTTTGCCACCTTCCCGCCCGCCCTCATCGAGCCCGCGATCCTCGCTGGCTGCCCACCCGGTGGCGTCGTCCTCGACCCCTTTGGCGGCGCCGGCACCACCGCCCTCGTGGCGACCCGCCTCGGCCGCCGCTCGATTACGATGGAGCTCAACCCCGCCTACGTCGAGATGGCCGAGCGCCGACTGGCTCGTTGACGCCCCCACCCTGATGCGCTACAACCGACTACCCCTTAGAGGAGCAACGCGCATGGCCCGACTCACCCTGGTGATCGAAACCGAGATCGTCCGCGGCAAAGGCACCAACGCCGATCCCCTGCGCCGCATCACGCAATACTGGGCCGTCGATGGTGTGGAGCGCCTGCTCGCCGAATCGGACGACCCGTGCGCGCCGCACAAGATGCCGGCCGGTTTACGCGACGATCCTGTGCGCACAGCAAATCAGTTTGCGGAGTCCGTGCTCGCCGAGACTCACGGCGCATGACTCGTCTCCGCGACGCCCTGTGGCTCATCCTCCAGGCCGTCAAGCAGTGGCTGGGGCGGCGATGACGAAAATCGAACGCATCTTCCACGCTTGCTTCACCCACCGCCACGGCCTCACCTGTCATGAGCTGGCGAACCTCGTCTACACCGACGCCGACGGCGGTCCTTTAGGCGCCACGCAGTCCATCGAGGTTCTCACCCACTATCTCAACAAGCGCTACCTGCGCCCTCTCGGCTGGCAGATCGCCGCTGAGCACGGCGGCTCGGGCGCCAAGCGGAGGCTGGTGAAGCTATGACGCTGACCGACGCCCAATTCTTCGCCCAGCACCCCGACCGCCAGGCGCGCATCCGCCTGCCCGAGGGTCTCATCACTACCGACAAGCGCACCCACCACACCTCCGTCACCCACGAGTGCGAGCTCGATTTCCGGCGGCTCGGCCCGCACGACCGTAACCGCCGGCGCATCCTGGTGTGGCGCGTGCCTCACAATCACCCCACGCACCCCGACCACATGATGCGCATCCCCTTCCTGCTGTTCGCCGATGAGAGCGTGGAGGACGACGACGCCACCCTGCTCCCCATCCTTTCCGAGATCATGAGGAACGCGGCGAAGGAGCAGAATGCGAGCCTCATCTAAAATAGTTCTTGCCCCCCGCACTACCTAGTGCTACATCCACACTCGCTCGCGTTGTTCCCCCCTGTCGCGAGCAGCGCCCGCCTTCGGCGGGCAGCGCCCCGGCGGAGGTCCCTCACCTAACCCCCCACCCGCCGGGGCGCATCGAGGAGCGAACGTTGCCCAAGGACCGCCCGACCTCCTTCCGCCTCCCAGCCGACATCAAGCAGGGCTTGAAGGAGGCGGCGAGCGAGCAGCGCGTGGCGCAAGCGTATTTGATTCGCGAGATCATACGCTATTGGCTGGCTGCGAGGAAACGGCAGAAGAAGCGGATCGAGATAGGGAAGCCATAAGGAGCCCACCATGAAGTACGTGATGATCGCAATTCTGATGAACTCTCTCATCGCCTCTCTGCACGACAGCAAGGAGGCGTGCGAAGGCCGCGCCGCGATCGTGCGCGAGAAGGTCGGCAACGCCAAGTGCGTGGAAGCGCCGGGTGTCTCAGGGTTCGCGTCGAGCTATTCAGGATCTTTGCTTTGCTTCGACAGCACCGGGCACGTCTCGGAGTGCAAATGAAAATCGCCGTAGCCACCACAACGATCCGAGTCCCCGTGGCGATGCGCGCGCTGGCGGCCTGCGCCCCGGCTGTTCGCTTCTTCGTTGCCGGTGACCGCAATAGCCCGCATGCCGAGATCGAGGCGCTGTGTCGTGAGATCGGCAATGCCGAGTATCATGGCCCGACGAAGCTATCCGACATGACCAGCATACGCGATCTGACAGCGCGTCCCTACGCCCCATACTTCTCATCGTGCCGCCGCAACATCGCCCTGCTCGCTGCGCTCAAGTGGGCCGCTGATGTCATCGTGCTGTGGGACGACGATAATTTGGCGATCGACTCGGACTACTTCATCAACTTCGAGACGCTGTTTCAGCGGTGGGACCGCCCTGATACCCATCGCCCATGGCACGGCCTCCAAGCCACCGGCCCCTGGTTCGATCCCGGCTCCCTCACCCTTCCCCCCGTCCACCACCGCGGGTTCCCCCATGCGTACCGGGTACGTGGCGATAGCCCCCCTTGTGACGTGCCATCCGTACTGCGCCCAGTCACGGGCGCGAAGGTGGGTGTTGCGGCGGGTCTATGGCTCGGAGATCCTGATATCGATGCCTGCGACCGCATTGCCGGTGCCCCTCGCGTTCACGGCATCGCCGAGATTGCCCGAGCAGGCGTGGTGGTGGACCCCAAGCAAACCTGGACGGTGTTCAACAGCCAGAACACCGCGTTCGTGCGCGAGCTCGCCCCCGCCATGATGATGCTCCCCGGCGTCGGGCGCCACGAGGACATCTGGGCGAGCCTGATCACCCAGCGCGTGATGCGCGAGTTGGGCTACGTCACGCACTTTGGCCTGCCGCTGGTTTACCAGGAGCGAAACCCCCACGACCTGCACGACGATCTCGCCGCCGAGACCTTCGGCATGCGCCACACGCTCGACTTTGCAGCGTGGCTGGACGGGTTGTCATGTTCCGGCTGGCCCACCGCGTCGGTCGTGCAGATCCTGAGCGACATTTACGCGGCGATGCGCGATCTGCCGTGGATGCCCCCGCAGGTCCGCGAGGCGGGCCTCGCGTGGTGCGACGACGTGGAGAAGGTCCTATGAGCGACAGGCTGAACAAGTTCTTTGTTGGTTCGCAGGGTGACGGCTTGCGGATTCTCAACCCGCCACGCGGCATCATCTCTCATGATGATGCGATCGAACTCGCCGCGTGGTTGGTGCTGCTGGCCGGGGATTTCGACGGCGAGAAGTTCATGGCCGTGCTCGAGGACTTGAAGAAATGAACCGCATCGCCCTCGCGTTCCTCACCAAGGATAAAGTCGACCTCTCGGTCCAGTCGATCGAGCCCCTTCTCGACATCCCCGGCGTGGACAGCTGGTGGATCGACGGCAGCGATACCGTGGCGGGGCAGAAGCTGCCCCTGATGTACCCGGTGGTGCGCGCGGTGCGCAGCAACATCCGCGGCGGTCCTGATGCCGCTGTCTGCTACGCTTTGACCGAGATGCTCGCGCAGAGTTGGGACGGCAAGGGCAACGGCGTAGGCTATGACTACGTCGGCATCGTGGAGAACGACGTCCTCCTTGACCCCAACTGGTTCCCCGACACCTTCTCTTTGTTCGAGCGCGCCCGCGACTTCGGCCTCGAGGCCGGCATGGTGAGCGCTCGCGCTTACGAGGACCGCGTGCTCGCTCAGGTCGACGATACCTTCGCCCTGATGCACAACCTCGGCTACGGCATGTTCATCGCCACGCGCCAAGCGGCTCAACTCTGGCTGCGTCATTTCCGCACCTGCCAGGCGATCGAGAACCGCCGCATGTTCGCCCAGCTCGCCGGCGTCGACATCGCGTCGTTCTGGGCGTTCGGCGCCCAGCAGTGCGGCCTCGTGAGCGACTGGCACGTCGGCACGGTGCTCGCCGCCCACGGCCTCGCGTGCCTCGCCCTGACCCCTGCGCGCTGCCGCATGATCGGCCAGGACCCGCCGCTCGATGAGCAGGGCCTCGTGCTCGCCACCGGCCCCGTGCATCACGACATCATGTACGGTCCCGAGCCGATCGTTCGGCGTTTCGGGATCCGTACCGCGCGCATCCGCGCATGTGTCGAGATGCTGGATGGAAGGCAGGTGGCGGGGACGTGGCGCCCCGGCGGCGCCGACCTGCACCAGCCCCAGCCCGACGGCACCACCGTGATCTTCGCCCATCAGCTCGCCGGCCTGGGTGCCGAGTGGAGCGACAGCTGGCGACTCGCTCGTGGTCCCGGCCCGTTCTCGTGGCGCGCCGCCGAGCCCGAGGCTACCCTGCAGGTCGAGCTCTGCGGCCCCATCGTCTTCCTGCTCTCAGGCCCCGGCCGCGCCGCTATCACGCAAGCCGGCTACGAGACCAAGCCCGACCTGCCAGAGGGCGACATCGCCAGCGTCCTGCTCCCCGCCGCCGTGTCGTGCCGCCCCGTGATGCTCACGGCGCTCGACGCCGGGGTGACGGTGCACGGCATCGTGGTGCGCGAGCCCCAACCCTCCATCCCCGGGTGGAGCTTCGATTGGAACGCTTTACCCGCCGCAGGCGGGGAGGAGTGACATGCGACGTTGCCTCGTCCTCGGCGCCAACGGCCATCTGAGCGTCGCCCTCGTCAACCACCTCAAGGCCGAGGGCGCTTTCGTGCGTGCCGTCGGCCGCGGCTCGGCCCGGCACCTGTCCGACGCCGACGAGTACAACCGCGCCGACCTGCGCTTCGATGCCCCGCCGCGTCACTTCGAGGATATCGACGAGGTCTATCAGCTGGCCGCCGAGGTGGGCGGTCTCGGCTACATCCAGGACCGGAGCAACGATCTCAAGATTTTAACCGCCAACACCCTGATCAATCTCAACGTGCTCGAGGCGTGCGTGAGCGCGCGCGTCGGCCGCGTGTTCTTCGCCTCGTCGGCGTGCGTGTATCCGGCGCTCTACGAGCCCGATGGCGTGCATTTTCATGCCGCAACCCTCTACATGAGGGATGGCAGCGTAGTGGAGAAGGATTTCGGACGCTACGCCGAGACCGATGCCTACCCCGCAAACCCGCAGAACGAGTTCGGCTGGAGCAAGCTCTACTGCGAGCGCATCTACGACGCCTACAGCCGCACCTACCCGCTCCCCGTGCGCATCGGTCGGCTGCATCAGGTGTACGGCCCCAGGGCCGAGTGGCGCGAGCCGCGCGCCAAGGTCGTCGCCTCCCTGTGCCGCAAAATCGCCGAATTGCCCGCCGAAGGCGGGGAGGTCCCCATCTGGGGTGACGGCAGCCAGCAGCGCTCGCTCACCTACATCACCGACGCGGTGGAGGGGATCGTGCGCCTCATGCGCAGCGAGGTGATCGGGCCGGTGAACCTGGGGTCGGAGGAGGCGGTGGACGTCATGAACCTTGCCAAGGTGCTCGGCGCGATCGCAGGCAAACCCCTGCGGATCGTCCCATCGCCCGGTCCCGTCGGCGCCCGGGTGCGCTTGTGCGACGGCACCCTCGCGAAGGAAAAGCTCGGGTGGACCCCGAGCGTGCCGTTCTGCGACGGCCTCGTCTCCACCTACGACTGGGTGCAGCGACAGGTGCTTGCGCAACGCCGCTGAGCGTGCTACAAGTGCGCTACATCGCAGGAGGGGATCATGAAGCGCAACTTGGTTAAGCGGTACCAGCGACACCTGTGGGGAGGTTTTCTCAACGGACGCCTCGATCTCCGTTTCGGGCATAGCGGTGATGCTGGTAGGGCTGTCCCGGCCGTTTATGTTTCTCGCCGTGAGGCCAAGAAGCACTACGCGGACGTGCGCCGCATCAGCATCAAGGAACTCGCCCGATGATCCTCGGTTATGTCAGGGTCTCAACGCAAGAGCAGGTGAGCGGCACCTCCCCCGAGGACCAGGAGCGCACGATCCGCGGCTACGCGATGATGCAGGGCGCCGACCAATACTCCGTTCTCATCTTCGCCGACCCGGCCGTGAGCGGCGCCACCCCGCTCGACCAGCGTCCCGCGGGTAAGGACCTGCTGCTCAACGTCCACCGCGGCGACACGGTCGTCGCCTCCAAGCTCGATCGCATGTTCCGCTCCGCGCTCGACGCCTTGCAGGTTGCCGAGGATTTCAAGCGCAAGGGGATCAGGCTGGTGCTCCTCGACATGGGCTCGACCCCGGTCACCGAGGGCGGAATGGCGGCGTGCTTTTTTGCAATGGCGGCCGCGTTCGCCCAGCTGGAGCGCGAGCGCATCAACGAACGAATGTCCGATGGGCGCGCCGCCAAGCGCCGCAAGGGCGGCCACCTCGGCGGCGACGCCCCGTTCGGCTTCCGCGTCGTCGGCGAGGGTAAGGAGGCGATACTCGAGCCCGTGCCCGACGAGCAGGTGGTGCTCGACGAGTGCCGCGTGTTCGCCCGCCAGGGCCGCTCGCCCCACCGCGCCGCCAAGACCCTCAATCGCAAGGGCTACCGCACGCGCAACGGTAAGCCCTTTCACTGCGCGCAGGTTCAGCGCATCATGCGGCGTGCCGTGCACGATGCGAGTGTGGGAGCGACGCATGGGTAACCGCGCACACGCCGAGCAGCTCCACGCCTCCGCGCGCGAGGCGATGGCCGATCCGAATCGCTCGCAGGCGCTGGTCGACCACGCCTTCGCGTCGTGCTGCTCGGCCTGCTTCGCCGACCCGACGTGGTGGAACGCCTTTTACCACCAGGGCAATCACGAGGGCGACCGCGGCTGCTACCCGGCGGCGATCGCTCACTATCGGCAGGCGCTAGCGTGCGACATCCCCGACGCGCGCGACCGCGCCAAGGTGCTGTGCAATCTCGGCTGGCGGCTGCACCAGGTGGGGCAGACCGAGGAAGCTTACAACGCCAGCCGCCAGGCGATCGACATCGACCCCGAGCTCGTCTATGCGTGGGTCAACCTGTCGCAGATTTGCGGCACCCTCGGGCGGCCCGCCGAGGGCGTGGCGGCGGGGCAGCGCGCCTTTGCCCTCTCGCCGGCCGAGCCGACGGTCGAGCTCGCGCTCGCCTTCGCGCTCCTGTTCAACCACAACTTCGCCGCCGGCCTCAAGCACTTCGAGGTGCGGTTCTACCAGGAGCTTCGGCAGTATTACCACTATCACTACCCGCGCTGGCAGGGCGAGAAGGGCATGAGCGTGTTCCTGGTCGCCGACCAGGGCCTGGGCGACACGCTGTCCTTCGCCCGCTTCGTGCCGGCGGCGTGCGCGCGCGCCGGTCATGTCCACGCCTTCGTGCAGGGCGAGCTGATGCGGGCGTTCCAGCACGCCTTTCGCAAGATCCCGAACCTGACGCTCTCCCCGAGTCCGAGCCCCTTTCCGCCCGCTGATGCGTGGACGACGTTCGTCTCCCTGCCCTTCGCGTTGGGCCTGACCGACGAGCAGATCAGGAACGCCCCCAACATCGAGGTGGCGTCCAACCTGATGCGGCGCAGCCACACCCCGCCCGGCTGGATGGTCCCCGATCGCAAGCTCCACGTCGGTATCGCGTGGGCGGGCAGTCCCAAGAACCTGATCGACAAGCACCGCAACATCCCGGTCGAGTTCTTCTTCGAGCTGCTGCGCGTGCCCGGCGTGCAACTCTACAGCCTCCAGGTCGACAGCAAGAAGGCCATGCTGCACGAGGCCGGCGGCGCCGGGTTGGTGCGCGACCTGTCGGGGTATATCAGGGACGTGTGCGACACGTGGGGCCTGCTGCGCGATCTCGACCTCGTCATCACGTGCGAGTCGGCGCTGGGGCACATCGCGGCCGCCGTCAACCACGAGTGCTGGGTGCCTTACTCCTACCTCGGACGCGACCATCGCATCGGTCTCGACGGGACCGACCGGCTGTGGACGCCGCAGCACAAGATCATCCCCCAGGGGCCGTCCATGCGGTGGGACCGCGCGTTCGAGAGCATCGTCGAGCTTTTGAGGGAGCGCGCGAAGTGAAACCCTCATGGGAGCGCTGGCCCCCCAACTGCTGCGAGACCTGCGTCGGTCCGTGGAAGCGAACGGATGAGCACGTCGGCACCTGCGGCAACGCTGCCTCCCTCGAATACGGCCTCGTCACCGATTCGCGGTTCCGCTGCCCGAGCTTCCAGAGGAAGCCCGATGACCAAGGATGAGTTCAAGCGCATCTGCAAGTCCCAGCGCATGACGCAGCAGCAGATGTGCGCGCTCTTCGGGCACAACAGGAACATGGGCTACTACGGATTCCCGAAGCTCGCCGTGGTCATGCTTCGCCTGCTCGACGACGGCACGATCACGCCGGCCGACATCAGGAGGGCATCCAATGGCGTGGAGCCGCGACGTCTTCTCGACGATGATCCAGTCCGTCGGGCACAATGAGGACGAGGAGTCCCCCGAGATGACGATCGTGTTCGCCAAGGGCGGCACCTACGTCTACGAGGGCGTGCCCGAGGATGTGGCGGACCAGGGTTCACGCGCGCCGTCGGTCGGGCAATGGTTCTTGTCCGAGATTAAGGGGCGGTATCAGTTCAGGAAGCAATGATGAAGTTTGAAGGACGATGCTACGACGGGCCTTGGCATGACCGGATGTACTCGTCGGATCGTCGGTACGTCCAAGTTACGATTCCCGAGTCTCTCGCCGTATGCAAGTACGCATCGATGGCGCCGCCTGACACTTTGATGCTCTACACGGGCCTGTATGTTTGGAATGGCTCGATGAAGCTGTGGATTTGGTATCCGCCTGGAAAGTACCCAAGATGACCTTCATCGAACGCCCCGCTGCCAACGACCCGGCCGACCCGTTCACCAAGATGGCGACCCGGATCACCCACAACACCGAGGGCGCCCGCTTCGGCGGCGCCGTCGTGATCGTGCCGCCGGACGGCGGCGGCGAGCCGATCGAGATCCTGTTCCTCGACCAGGCGGCCGATGCCGCGCTGTTCTGGTCGACGGTGCGCACCAAGATCACCGCGGTGCTGGAGGCGCTGGCCGAGAAGGAGCGGCAGGGAGGGTGGGGTGGACGGCGGTAGGCTTTAGTCCTACCCTGCCCCCATGGCAGGCTGGTCACGGCAGAAGCGGCTGAAAGTCGAGAGGGCATTCTACCTCTATCTCGACGCCTGCGTCATCAATTCCAAGGATCTCGGCCCGATCAACCTCGGGGAGCACCTCTACGAGGGGCAGCGCCGCGTCATCACGCAGATTTTCGACGCGCTCGAGGCCGACATCCGCAACATCTGGATTCTGAAATCTCGGCAGCTCGGCATCTCCACCATCATCCGGGCGCTCGTCATCTTCCTTCTCGGCGTTCACCACGGCCTCAAGGGCGCGATCGTCTTCGACACCGACCCGAACAAGGCTGAAGCCCACGCCGAGATGGTGACGATGATCGGCGACCTGCCGCCGACTCTCGGCTTCCCGGCGATCAAGCGCGACAACGTGCGCCTCGGCACCACGCTGGCGAACGACTCGAAGCTTCTGTTCATGTCGGCCGGCGTGAAGAAGACCAAGGGCAGCGGCACCCTCGGCCGCTCGGTCGGCATCACGATCGCCCACCTGTCGGAGCTCTGTTCCTACGATAACGACGAGGGATTGGAAGCATTTCGCAATTCGCTTTCGGAGGTGCATGAGAACCGGCTCTACATCTACGAGTCCACCGCTCGCGGACCAAATCGGTGGAAGCAGATGTGGGATGATGCGCGGCTCGACCCGGATCACAATTGCTGCATATTTCTTGGGTGGTGGTGCAAGCAGTCTCAGGCGATCGCCAAGACAGATCGGGATTTTCAGAAGTACGGCGTTTATGATGTGTCTGAGCGCGAGTTGGAAAAGATTAGGGCTGTCAAGGAAAAGTACAATCACGATATAACGATCGAGCAACTTTCTTGGATCAGGAAGCACATGGATCCGTCGCTCCAGTCTACTGGAGTCGACGACATCGATTACGAGGGTAATCCGCTTCGCATTCAAGAGCAGCCGTGGACTGAGGATGAAGCGTTTCAGCAAACTGGATCGATCTTCTTTAGTGCACCTCGACTCACCGAGCAGACCAACAACAACGTCTCGCACAAATGGACGGGGTACGTATTTAACATCGCCGATGAGTTCGATAGTCTCATAGTTGCTCACGCCGGCAATCATAAGAGCGTAGAGTTAAAGGTGTGGGAGCCTCCAGAACGCGGTGCCGTTTATGTCATGGGTATAGATACCGCCTATGGCGAGAATGACAAAAACGACTCGTCAAGCTTTCAAGTGTTGCGTTGCTTTGCAGACGGTATAGATCAAGTAGCCGAGTACAATTGGCCCTTGATTACTACCCAGCAGTATGCTTGGGTGATTGCTGCCACCATGGGGTGGTATGCGTCGGAGGGGTCCGAGATTCGCTACATTCTAGAGCTGAACGGCCCTGGTACTTCGGTCTACACTGAATTGCGCACGTTGCGACAGCGTATCGACGCTGGGTATCGGCGTGCCGAGGTAGCCGAGAAGGGGTTGCAGAACATATTTGCGAACGTGCGCACTTTCGTCTATTCGCGGCCTGATTCGTTCGGCCCCGGGCATAATTTTCATTGGAAGACTCAAGTGCAGAACAAGGTCCCGTTGATGGAGGACTTGCGTAACTTCGTCTCCAACGGGCTCCTTCGCGTGCGCTCGCTCTCCGCGATTGAGGAGATGAAGAACGTGTCGCGGGACGGCGATTCGATCGGTGCTCAGGGTAGCATGCACGATGACCGGGTGTTCAGCCTCGGGCTGTCATGCTATTATTGGAAAAATGCAATTCGCCAGGCCCTGATTTCGGGCCGGCGCACGCGGGAGGCCGAGGCCGCCAAGAAGCGCCTGAGCATCACCGATCAGGTTTACCTCTTTCAACAGTCGATGATGTCTGATTTCATGGCGCGGAAGCAGACGGTCCGGCGGCAGCAGGCGCAGGCCGCGCGGAACTGGCGGTCGGGCGCTAGGAGGTATTAGGATGCGTTACCGTTGCCCGGATTGCCGCGGCCTATTTCCCATGCCTGGCGGCGCCATCCTCGATTCCTGTCCGCTGTGCGGCTACGACACCTCGGTGCCCGAGCGGGACGAGATTCAGCTTCCGGCGTTCCTCTCCCCGCGCGCCAAGAACGAGGACACCCTCTACCGCCAGGTCGAGGCCGGGAGCGAGGAGCGCGTGCGGCTCGCCGCGGAGGCGGCCGGCTGCGACGCCTCCGACATGGCGGGGCTCAAGATCACCAACATGCAGACCGGCAAGGGCGCGGAGCCGCTCACCCTGCCCGCCAACCCGGTCAGCCAGCGGATGGCCGAGATGGAGGCGCGCGGACTGCCCACGGGCTTCGGCGCCAACGCGCAGGGCGCGGCCGCATCCCCGATGGTGCAGTCCGGCCCCTACCCCAACGCCGGCGCCCACTTCCAGTCGGCGCTGCGCGAGCATCACGGGAAGGTCACCAATTACACGGCGGTCGGCGATAACCCGGCCGTCGAGGTGATGCAGCCCGGGTACAGGAGGCGTGCGTGATCCCAGTCCCGTCCGACGAGCGCGACATCCTGGCGCTCGCTCAGGACCTGATCGAGAAGTGCCGCGTGAGCGTGGGGGCGCGCTCGACCTACTACCGCCTGATGAGCACGATCGCCGAGACCGGTCGGTACGACGGCTCGAAGTCCCTGCTCAACATGATGCAGAAGCACCTGACCGACACGGCGGCGCACATCTTCTCGCCGGTCGAACTCAAATTCATCGTCGACTTCGAGCACGAGTACCCCAAGAACATCGTCGAGCGCGGCCGCGTGGTGGGCAACACGCTCACGCGCGCGTGGGAGCGCACGTCGACCGACATGCTGTTCGGGCAGGGCGTGTTCGAATCCCTCAAGCTCGGGTGCGGTATCCTCAAGCAATGGCCGGAGGAGAGCGGATCCGAGGACGCCCGCAAGCTCACCGTGCATGCGAAGCTCGTGCCGCCATGGAGCTTCGGCGTCTACCGCGAGGACCTGTGCGAGCTCGACGCCCAGGAGTGCTTGTGCGAGACGGTGACGCTGACCGGCCCGGAGGTGTGGCAGCGCATCTACCACATGCCGAACGCCAGGAAGCTGCACGAGAAGATCATGGTGCACGCCAGGACCGGCGAGGCGCAGGCCAACCCCTTGAGCTTCTTCCACCAGCTGCTCTCGACCAGCCAGCTCAACACCGGGCTTTCGGGCGCCTTGACGCCGCAGCCGGGTGGGATCGTTTCGCTGTCGGGCGATCCGAACTACCCGATCATGGGGCCGGTCGTGGCGGCGCCGACCGTGCAGATGCACGAGCTGTGGGTCAAGGACGAGAACGACTACACGACCATCCAGGTGATCGAGGACCAGCTTCTTCTGGCGCCCAAGTTCAAGAAGCAGAACCTGTTCATCAAGGACAGCCAGATGCACCCCTATTCGCTGATCCAACCGAACCAGACGGCCGGGTGGTTCTGGGGGCGCAGCGATCTGGTCGACCTGATCGAGCCGCAGGGCCTGCTGTCGCAATGGTGCGACGATGCGCGGCGCCTCATGGGCCTGCAGATCGACAAGATCATCGCGTTCATCGGCGAGAACGGCATCACCGACGAGAAGTACGACGACTTCCGCCGCAGCGGCTACATGAACCTCTCGCAGGGCGCGAGCGTCGAGGACCTCACCCCCAAGTTCCCACCTGAGCTGCTGCCGATGATCAAGTGGCTCATCGAGACGATCAAGATCCTCGGCGGCTTCCCGCCGATCATGCAGGGGCAGGGCGACTCGGGCGTGCGGGCCGGGGTGCACGCCAACACCCTGCTCAAGACCGGCTCGCCGTCGACGCGCGATCGCTCGCTCCTGGTCGAGCGGCAGTGCGCGGTCGCCGCCGACAAGACCCTGTGCATCAAGGAAGCCAAGGAGGACAAGCGCTATTGGACGAAAGCCGAGACCCTGGAGGACGTCGAGGAGACGAGCTTTGCGCTCACCGATTTGCCCGACGATTGGCGGGTCGGGGTCGACTCGCATTCGTCGTCCCCGATCTTCGCCGACGAAAACCAGCAAATGATCTTCGCCCTGCGCCGCACCGGCGACGTCACCGGCGAGTATGTGATCGACAACCTGCCCATCCCCAACAAGGAAGCCGCCAAGATCGCGCTACGCGAGCGCGAGAAGAACAAGGCGCAGGAGATGCAGATGCTCCTGCAGAAGTTCCCCGAGGCGGCCGAGAAGGTGCTGGCGAAGCAGCTAGGGGGTGGCGGCAAACATTGACTCCTCGTCGTCGCAAGGCGGGCGAAGGGAGCGCCCCGGTGGGTATTTCAGAAGTGCCTCGCGAACGAAATCCTCGTAGGTTTCAACAAACGGAGCGGTGAATCCACCGCCGTAGCCTACGTATCGCATTCCTCCCGCTCTCAGCGGAATGGATTCGACGGTCGTCTCGGATGCTGCGGGCAGCGCGGCATCCGGTTTCACAACCGCGGTAGCCGCGCCGAGTCCGAGCAGTTTGAGCAGGTCTCGGCGTTTCATGAGAACCTCGGCATCATCCCAGGCGACAGCACCGCCGGCCCGTGCGCGGCGTGCCGCAGGCTGCTGTCCCGCGACGCCTTCGCCTGTGCCTCGGCCTGGACCTTGGCGTTGTGGATCATGCGCTCGATCACCGCTTCCTTGCTCACATCGAGGTCCTCGAGGAGGAGGCCGTGAATCGAGTCGCGTCGGAGTGATACCGTCTGGCCGAAATCGTCGGAGACGTTCACTCGTGTCGACGAGTCCGCGTCATTCGTCAGAAAATGGTAGGATGCGCCTGCCTTCTCCTCCGTCCTGAACATCAGGGTCCAGATCGCGGGGCCGACGATAACCGAGAGGCTATGCACGTTCGTTGTTTCCTTGTTTGGCCCACCGGATGAAGTCCTGGGTGGGGATGCGGATGCGGCAGGATGTGCCGGGCTTGCGGGTGTTCTTCTTGGGGATGCCGGGGATCCGATGGAGGGGCGGCCCGCCCTTGCGTGCCGGGATCTGGCACAATCGGTAGACCGTGCAAACGGACACCCGAAGATATCGGGCGGCCTCCTTCACGGTGAGGAACTCCTTGTCGGAGACGTCCAACCCGCTCATCTGTGCCTATCTGCGCCTAAGAACGCCTAGTTGCGCGCAGGACCGTAGCTGGCGCCGATTGAAAAAACAAGGGATTTTCCAGAGCGTCGCAATCGGCTGCCCTCGGGCGGCCAACCCGTCACCCGATGGGTCGACGAACTGGAGAAGCACCCCATGCCCGTCAAGCATCGGCGCGGCCGGCGTCACGGTCGGAAGTAAGGCACTTCGTCAGTGCCCGAAGGAATGACTCCTCAAACCCCTGCACCCCCCGGCGGCCAAGCCCCGGGGGGCCAGGGCCAAGCACCGTTCGGTCAGACCGGCGGCGCCACGACGGCCGTGCCGAACCGCGGCTACGAGGCGGCCGCGATGCAGAGCCTGGCGGTCATCGTCCAGCAGATCGAGAAGCTGGTGCCGATGCTGGGGAGCACATCACCGAACGGCAAGATCATCGTCGACGTGCTTCAGAAGCTCACGAAGCTCGTGCCGCCGGGCAGTGCTTCACCGGCGGGGACCAAGAACCACGTCGAGAACCTGGCGTTGCAGAACGCCCAGCAGAGCCAGCAGATGCAGGCGCTGCGGCAGCAGCCTCCGGGCGGCGCCCAGCAGCAGAAACCCCCGGGTATGGCCGCATGAACATTCATCAGGACAAGACCGAGATGCTGCCCGATGCGGCCGGCCCGTCCGACTACGGGATCGCGGCCGCTCCCGCCGGCAACGCACCGTTCGCGGTGCGCACCATCCAGACCCCCGACCAGCAGCGGCTCGTCGCCGCGTCGAACTACCCCCGTCACGGCTGGGGCGACGTGCGCAACCTGGCGCCGATGCGCCGCGGCCACGGCTACTGAGGAGAGAGACCATGACGAACATCTTCCAGAACAACGCCAAGTCGATCCCGACCAGCGACGCTCAGATCGTGCGCGTCGACATGGAGCAGATCGATATCGGCGGCCGCAAGTCGCATCTGCCGGCGCAGATGAAGTCCGAGTCGATGGGCCTGAGCCACGTGCCGAACGCCGGCTCGAACGTCGGGGGCGCGAAGTAAGTGCCCAAGGTCGAGGTCGACGAGGACGAGCTGGTTGCATCGCGCAGGTTGACGACGCTCGTCAACGCGATGATGAAGAACCCGAAGGCCAAGCTCAAGCTCCAGGAAGCCGTCAAGGAGCACGACCCCAACTACGTGACCCCCGAGCTCGACTCGCAGCGCGCCGTGCAGGAGCCGATCGACGAGCTGCGCAAGGAGCTCGCCGCGGAGCGCAAGGCGCGAGAGGACGAGAAGGCCGAGCGTGAGCGGAACGACAAGTTGCGCGCGCTCGACGGGCAGGTCGAGGCCGGGTTCGCGAAGCTCCGCAGCGAAGGCTACATGCAGCCGGGCCTCGACGAGGTTCGCAAGATCATGGACGAGAAGGGCATTCTCGATCCGCTCATCGCCGCGGCCTACTGGGAGAAGCTGCACCCGCCGCCGACCGTGGTGACCCCGGTCGGCGCGATCGGCTCGTGGAACTTCACCGACACGTCCGACGGCAGCGACGACGTCAAGAAGCTGCTGGAGACGCAGGGCCGTTCGGAGCCGCTGGCCGACAAGATGGCGATGGCGGCGCTGGCGGACGTGCGGAATCAGAGGCGGTAGGATGCGCGACGTCTCGCAATTCGACGCCGGCCGCCCGGGCAAATTCCGGGTAGAGCCGCAGCATGTCGATTGCGAACGTCACCTTGTCGACGACGCGCTGGCCGGGACCGTGACGGCTGGAGAAAAGCTCCAGGTTGCTGAGATCGTTGTGCTGCCGGTTTCCGTCCCGGTGATGGACGGTCTCCTCGGGGTAGAGTTCGCGCCCGAGGTGCTGGGACATCACGTATCGGTGCTCCATGACGGCGTGCTTCTTGCCGGTCACGAGGGATGGCACCGAGATCCACACGTAGCCGTGGCGCTTGATGTGCCGGCTGAAGTTGCCAGCGTTGAAGCGGGCAAGAGCAACATCGCGCTGGTGCGCGGCTTTGCACGCTTGACTGCAGTATTTTTGCTCTCGGTATATCCGGCCGCCCGGTTTGCGACTGCGTGTCAGCGTCTCGCCGCAACTGATGCACGTGAAGGTGTTGCGGGCAGTGGCGTCCTTTGTTCGACCGATGTCGGAACAGGGTCGGGAGCAGTACAGCGGGCCTCGTCCGTACTTCTTGATGTGCGCATTGAGGTACGCCCGCATCATTCCGAAGGGTTTCCCGCACTCCTTGCACGTGAAGTTCACGACTTCACGGCCCGGTGCTGGAATCGACTTGTCGAAGCGAAACGCGCTTCGGCACGCAAGGCTACAGAAGCGCTGGTTGGCGCTTGGGTAGCTGGCAAACGTTGCACCGCAGTTCTCACAGTTCTTTTCGATCGGCATGGTTGGGCTCCTTTGTGTGGCAACGAGGGTAGCTTGACCATGTCGCTCGGCATTGTCAAGGAGGTTTGAACGTGCCCCTTCCAGGTATCGGTGCGGTCCCTCCCGCTGGGTCACTCTACCAGGAGTTGTCGGCCGTCACACGCAGGGCTTTCGTCCCTCGATTATTTGTACAAATTTACTATGGGTCACCGACTCTTTTCTACCTTACCGGGAATGCGCAGCGCGCCGCCGGCGGCCTCAACCAGGTAACGATCCCGTTGCAGGGTCAGTCGATGGTCCAAGGCCAATTCACCGGCTACGGCGGTGGATTCAACAGCCCCGTCATCACGCCCGGGATTCAAAACGCCCAATTCGCGCTCGCCTACTGGGTGGTCCCCGTTCCGCTCCCCTTCGGCGAGACCGTGCTGCAGGCGACCGACCGCGAGATCAGTCTGCTCAAGGCGCGCATGAACGACGTGTACGCCGTGACCCGCCAGAACATGGCGCGGCTGATCTTCACCAACAACTCGGCGAACCCGCTGTTCCCCGACAGCTTCCAGAACGCCTTCGACAACGGCACCAACTTCGCGACCTACGGCGGCATCAACCGCAACGTGGCCGGCAACAGCGCGTTCCAGGGCCAGTACATCAACGCGAACACGATCACGGCGGGCGCCACCACCAGTCCGGCGACCGTCGGCTTCACCCGCAAGAGCATGTCGACCCTGATCACCAAGATCACGGACGCGGCCGGCGGCGAGGCCCCGACCTTCGGCGTCATGGCGCCGGGCGATTTCCAGACGCTCAACAACGACTTCATCGGGATTGAGAACATCTACCACCCGCCGGGCTCCACCTACTCGATGGACACGTCGGTGCGGTCGAGCTTCCCGAACCTGAACGTCAGCGGCGTGCCGATCTTCCTCGATCACTTCCTGCCGCAGGGCAATATGTTCTTCGCCAACGTCAAGTACACGGCGATGTACCTGTCGGAGGACGCCGCGTTCGACTTCTCGGGCTTCTACTCGCTGGTGCCGCTCGGGCAGATCGGCCAGCAGGGTGTGGTGGTCGTCGGCTACGATATCCTGAGCGCCAAGTCGTCGAGCGGGGCCTGGGTCTACAACATCGCCGGCAACGCCTTCTGAGGAGCAGCACATGCCCCCGTTTCTCTCCGGTCCTGGCCTCGGCCTCGCGCTGCCGCAGAACCTCTACCCGACCGCGCTGGGCAACGCCCCGCTCGACAACCCGTCCAACCGCGTGTGCCTGGCGCCCGGCCAGGAGCTCCCGATCGCGGCGGGCGACTGGTACATCGGCCTCGGCAGCTACCTCGTCCTCGAGTATCTCGATCCGGTGAACAACATCTGGACGATGGCGGCCGCGGCCGGCTGGACGTCCGGCATGATCCACGCCACGTCCGACGGCTTCAACCTGCGCGTCGCCAACCGCCTCGGCTGCCCGGTCAGCGCCACCGTCATCCAGTACGGCACGAGCTACGTGCAGGGCACCACGACGGTGACGCAGATCAGCACCAGCGCCAAGGTGGTCGGCACCTGGGCGCCGATCGTCGGCGGCCAGCTGGTGTTTTCAGGCGCGTCGGTCACGACCTCGCAGGCCGGCGCCGGCTACGGCGTGCCACCGCTCATCTTCATTCCGCCGCCGGCCCCCGCGGCGAGCAACTCCAACGGCGTCGGCGGCATCCAGGCCAGCGCCTATGCGGTGATCGCCAACGGCACGGTGTCGACGGTCTCGTTCGTCAACCAGGGCGCCGGCTACGGCAGTGGCTTCACGATCGTGTGCCAGCCGAACCCGACCGACCCGAATCTCGCGACCGGCATCACCAACGCCACCGTCTACTTCTCGCTGTCGAGCCTGAACACCAACGGCGGCATCGCCGGCGTGCTGTGCACGAACCCGGGCGGCCCGCTCGGCAACGGCTCGATGTCGTCGATCACGCTGTCGATCGGCGGCGCCGGCACCGGCGCCTCGGTGGTGGCGAACGTTCTGCAGACGATTGTGTCGACTTCCATCACGGGTGCAGGTGTCGGCACGGGACTTCTCCCGGTGCTGACGGTTGGCGGCGTGCCGAGCACGTCGCCCGCGTCATCCGCATCGCCGGAAGCTCTCGGTCTTGCGTGGCGCCCGCGGCAGCCGAACATCGGAACGTCCGTGACCGCCAACTCGGCCGGAACGGTCTATGATGGCGGGTTGTTCCTTGGCGCTCCGACGGCTTGGCTGTTCCCGGCTCCTGGTGCGACCGTCTCGATCGGAACGGTTGCGCTGACTTTGGGCTCGGTGCCCGACATCGCTGTGATCCAGCCGGCCGCATGACCTACAGCCTCAGCATCTCGGGGGTCAGCGCCGAACAGCGTTTCGCGGTGGCGAACCTGACGGTCGACGACGTGTCGGCCGGCACCGTCGGGGCGCAGCGGAACGCGATGGCGCACGGCACCGCGTTCTTGTGCAAGGGGCCGGACGGGCAGCAGCGGCTGCACCAGATCGATGCGGAGCGCTCGACCCCGGGCAATCTGGTACTGCGGCGATTGTAAGCGCCGCCTGGAGGCGGTGCGGTGCTCAATAACTATCTCGCGCAGACCCAGCAGCTGCTCCAGAACCCGGCCGCGCCCACCGCCCTCTACTCGACGGCCCTGCTCACCGGCTACATCAACGTGGCGCGCGGCCAGATCGCGGCCGAAAGCGAATCGATTCGTCGCCAAGCGACGATCTCGCTCACTCCCGGCTCGGCCGGCCCCTACAACTTCTCGAGCCTCGCGCTGGGCACGCCGAGCGTCACGGGCGTGCAGGGGGCGATCCATATCCGCAGCATCTTCTACGCGGTCGGCAGCGGGCAGAAGCGGCTCAACGTGCGGGCGTGGGAATGGTTCGAGGAGTACAGCTTGAACACGCCGGTGCCGCAACAGGGCGCGCCCGTCCGGTGGTCGCAGTACCAGCAGGGCGGGGCGCCGGGCGCTGCGACCGACCAGGCGACCGCGGCTGGCGGCAGCTTTTACGTCGACCCGGTGCCGGACATCGCCTACACCTTGAGCTGCGACTGCGTGTGCTTCCCCCTGCAGCTCGCGGCCGACGGTGACCCGGAGGCACTCCCATACCTTTGGACCGACTGCGTGCCCTTCTTCGCAAGTTATTTTGCGTTACTATCCTCGCAGACGAGCGCGCGGCGCGGGGAGGCCGAGGCGCAATTCGGTTTCTACCAGACCTTCCTTGAGCGCGCCCGGCGGTTCTCGAACCCGAACGTGAATCGCTTCGCCTACGCGCAGACGCAGGATCCCGCGCAGGCCGCCAAGATTGGCTTGAAGCTGGGGGGTGGCAATGGCGCTCAATAAGTACCTCCAGGGCGTCCAGCGCCTGCTCCGCGAGCAGAAGCAGGACATGTTGATGCCCGAGGACCTGATCGAGTACGTCAACGAGGGCCGCCGCGAGACCGCGCAGCGGACGCAATGCGTGCGGCGCCTTACCCCCATCAGCGGGTCCGTCGTCTCGGCGATCGTGACGGCGCAGGGCCACGGCTACACCGCGCCGATCGTCACCATCACGGCGCCGGACTTCCCGAGCGGGCAGGCGCCCACGCCGCTTGGGCAGCAGGCGACTGCGCTCGCCGAGGTGCTGGGCGGGCAGATCGTGGCGGTGAACATCCAGAACGGCGGGTCCGGCTACTTCGAGCCGATCGCCACCATCGCGGACCCGACCGGGACGGGTGCGACGATCACGTTGCAGATATCGCCGATCAACCAGTTGAACCCGGGGCAGGAAGTTTATAACTTTTCCAGTATTTATTTGGGTGCTTTTCCGGGGGTGCTTTCGATCCACTCCATAAAATCGGTCAGCCTGATTTATTCAAATTACCGCTATTCTTTGCCTTCCTACTCTTTCAGTACCTATCAAGCAATGATCAGACAATACCCATTTCAGTATCAATATGTGCCGGCCTTCTTTTCTCAACTAGGCCAAGGTGATCAAGGTTCGTTATATATGTACCCGTTGCCCAGTCAGATTTATCAATACGAGGCCGACTGTTTCTGTACGCCTGCCGATTTGATTGACGATCTGAGCGTCGACGTCATCCCTCGTCCTTGGGATGATGTGGTCAAATACTTCGCCGCTTCACTCGCGTATGGCGAGCTGCAGAATTGGAACGCGGCTCGCTACTACCTCGATCTCTACGACAAGATGACGCTGCGCAAGTCGCAGTACGCGCGCCCCGGCCGCGCGACCAATCCCTACGGCCGCTGGTGATGCTCGGTAAACCCCCTCCCCCCGTCAGCGAGAAGGCGTCCCCCTACGCGCCCCCCGCCCCGCAGGGGCCGCTCGTCTTCGAGCAATGGCAGGGCGTCAACACCAACACCGACCGCGCGGGCGTGCCCGACCAGCAGGCGTACTGGATCGACGGCTTCTTCCCGCTCGCGCCGCGCAAGCTTCGCGCGATGCCCGGCATCGGCAGTGCCATCTACACGGCGCCCGGCATCCTGACGATCGTTTATTACGAGTTCTACAATCTCGGCTCGGTCACGGTCCCGACGGTCGAGTACGCGGCCGTGCTGCTGAGCGACGGCTCGGTCGTGCAGGTGAACGTTGCGACGCTCGCCGTGACGACGATCCTGTCCGCGGGCACGATCCAGAACGCAACGGTCGGGCAGCTGCAATTCAACCAGTACGGCCAGCAGTACTTGATCATCGTCGCTAATCAGACCAACGGCTATTGGCTGTGGGACGGCACCAACGTGTACGCCGCCGGCACGCTCAGCCCGACGGTGGTGCTCACCGACACGGGCTCGGCGTACAAGACGGCGCCGTCGGTGACGGCCTCGGGCGGCTTCGGATCGGGCGCGACATTCGTGGCGACGATTGGTGGCGGCTTGGTCACCAACGTGACGGTGGTGAGCCCCGGTTCGGGCTATCAGGCGGGCGATATCGTCACTTTGACGTTCACGGGTGGGAACTCGGCGGGTTCAGGCGCGACGTTCACCGCTAACATGAACGATTTGGTAGGTTCAGGAGCGTCCTTTACGGCTAATATGCAGTTGATTGGGGCTGTAGGCCATGGGATAAACTCATACACAATTGCTTCTGTAACTATTAATGCTGGCGGTTCCAACTACTCGCAATTTACTACTTTGAGCATTTCCGGGTCTGGTTTCACAGTGCATTCGCAACCCACGTTGGCGCCCGTCATCGTCGGCGGGGTGATTACCAACGTCATAGTTGTTGGTGGTGGCGTGTTCTACGATACCGTCACTCCGAATGTCCTAGTTCTCGCCACTGATGCTGGGCAATGGTACATTTCTTCAGTGACCGTCAACGCGACGGGCTCGGGCTACAGCGGTTCGACCGTCTTGACGGTCGCGGGTGGCGATTCGCCGATCGCGCAGGCAACGCTCACGCCCGTGATCGTAGCCGGTGCGATCACCAGCGTGAACGTCACCAACGGCGGCATCTATCGGGGACCGAGCCCTGCTCCGTCCATCGCGGCGGTCGACTCGGTGACCAACGCGGCCGCGACCGTGCAGCTCATGCCGTTCGGCGTGCAAGGCACGACGGTCGACACCTATTCGGGCCACGTGTGGGTGGTGAACGGCCCGCTCATCCAGTGGACCGCGCCCGGCAGCGTGAGCGACTTTGCCACGTCGGACGGCGGTGGCGCCTTGACCTCGAACTCGAGCGTGCTCAAGGCCGGCTACACCAAGGTCATCAGCGACAACGGGTTCCTCTACCTGGTGGGCGACTCGTCGGTCGACTACATCTCGGGTGTCCAGACGGCGGGCTCGCCGCCGACCACGACGTTCACCCTACAGAACGCCGACCCCGAGACTGGCACGCCGTTCGCCGCGACCGTGATTGCAGTCGGACAGGGTATCGCGTTCGCCAACTCGTGGGGCGCGCAGGAACTTCTGGGCTCCTCGGCGCAGAAGACGAGCGAGATGCTCGACGGCGTGTATGGCACCGGGTTCAATGCTTTCGGCAACCTGCTCAACACCAGCGTCCAGCCGAGCATGGCCAAGGCGATCGTCTTCGACAAGAAGGTGACGGTGCTCCTGCTCACCATCATCGACCCGGTATCGCAGGCGACCCAGAACAAGCTGCTCATCCGCCACGGCAACATCTGGTTCGCGTCCTTGCAGGACGTGACGATCACGATGGTGCGCACCCAGGAGATCAATTCCAACTTCGTGTGCTATGGGACGGACGGGACGCACATCTATCCGCTGTTCAACACCCCCTCGACGGCGTTTCAGAAGACCGTGCGGTCGAAGTTCTGGGACGCGCCGGGCGGAATCGAGTACGTAAAGACCTCGGTAAACCTGTGGGGCTTGCTCAATGTCGGCAGCACGACCGACGCGACGTTCACCGTGAACGTCGACAGTGCCGGGAGCGCGAGCAACACCTATACCTACACGCCAGCCGCCACCGGGCACTATAACATCCCGCCGACCGCCGTCGGCCAGCAGGGCGTGCTCACCGGGCTGACGATACAGACCAATGCGGCCGACATCACGCTCGTGGCGTTCAAGATGCTCGACGAGATCGTGCAGTACCTCGCATGAGCGGCATCGCTGGCATTTACGTCATTCCCCGCTCGCGCGACGCATGGGAGCGTTGGAGCTTCGTGCACGCTGCCCATCACAGGGATGTCAATAGGGTTGTACTCCAGCGCCTCGGTGTGATATTGCCCGAATACCCGCTCGACCCGCCGGGCGAGCTGGAGGCGTGGCTGACCGCCAATCAGGTGATGCACGTCGCGACCGACGCGGTGCTCGGCGTCCAGTCCTTCCCGCTGGAGGGGCTCGACCCGACCGATGAGGAGGCCGTGAACGTGTGGATCCACCAGCATGGATGGGAGCACAAGCAATGGGCGCAGATATTGGGGATAGGGTAGCGGAGCGCGTCCACATCCGCCGCTTCCAGATGCCCGACCTGAGCGAGCACGGCGGCTGGATCATGGAGCGACTGCTCAAGGCGTACCCGCTGCACAACGAGCGCTCGATGGCCACCTACCTGCGCGGCCTCATCGACCTCAACACCTGCCTGTTCCTCTACCAGCCGCACGCGGTGGCGCTCGCCGAGACGGTGCGCTACTTCATGCTCACCGGCGAGCCGATCGTGGTGGAGCGCTTCGTCTTCGCGAAGAAGGGCCACGAGGCCGAGGCCGCCGAGTTCTACGTCGAGTTTCACAAGTGGGCTGCCTCCCAGCAGGTCGCCACCATGCTGGTCGAGGAGATGACGGACGTGCCGCATGAGCTGGTGACGGCGAAGCTCGGGAGGGTGTTCGTCCGGCAGCAAAAGTTTGCGAAGGTGTGATCACCTACGCGATCGAGCCCCTCGCCGCCGCGCGCCCCGACATCGAGGCGATCCTCGAGCGCCAGTGGCGAGAGACCGGCGAGCAGGGCCTTGACCCCTCCCCCCTCTGGTCGGTCTACGAGGAACTCGAACGTCGTGGCGGTTTCCTTCTCATCGCGCGTCGTGACGGCTGGTTCGCCGGCTACCTCGCGGCCGCTATCCACCGCCACATCAACGCCCATGCCCGCGTTGCCACCATCTCGACCTACTGGGTGGAGCCGTGCCCCGGCCGCGCCTTCGTCTTGCGCGGCCTGCTCCGCGCCGCCCTGGCTCATCTCGCTACCCTGGAGGTAGCCCGGGTGACGGTCGACACCGAGGCCGGGCACTCGGCGGCCCGGCTGCTCGCTGCGATGGGCTTCCGCGAGACGAAGATTTCCTATACCGTCAGCCTGCCGAGCGGTGATACGGTCTAACCCACCAACGGGGTCCGAGGTGCGCCCAGTTCCAGTCAAGCCGACCGCTGGGGAGCCCGACTGAATATCGGATAGCCGCTCGGCGCAGGAGGCTAGCATGCCCGACTTTGGAATCGGTGAAACCGCGGCCGCCCTCGGCGGCGGGGACCTTCTGGCGGGCTTGTTCGGTGGGGGCGCGGCCGCGGGCGCCGATGCGGCCGGCGCCGCCGCCCCGCTCGCGTTCGACGCCACCGCCGGCTCCGGCCCGCTCGACTTCCTCGGCGCCTCGGCGGCGCCGGGCGGCTTTTCAGGCGCCCCATCGGCCGGATTTCTGGGCTCCGCGGGCGGCGCGCCCGTCGGCGACACCGCCGGCATGGGCGCCGGCATCTTCGGCACCTCAGGCGCCAACCCGGTCGGCGATCTCACCGGCGGCCTGAATTTCGGTGGGGCTTCACCCGCCGCAGGCGGGGGCATCTTCGACACTGCGGCCGGCGGTGCCGGGGGCGGCATCTCCACCGGCGAGACCATCGGCAACATCGCAAGCGCGCCCTACGATCTCGGCGGTGCGGGCACCACGGCGGCGGCCGGACCGGGCGACCCTCTCTCGGCGCTCACCAGCCAGATCGGCAAGAACCCGCTGGGCTTGGCGGCCGGCGCGGGCGGCCTCGCCTACTCGCTCGCCAACGCCAACACCAAGCCGGGATCGGTGCAGCAGCTGGAGACCCTGGCTGCGACCGATCTGGCGCAGAGCGGCTCGTTCACGACCGCCGGACAGACGATGCAGTCCTACCTGCCGCAGGGTGCCCTGCCGCCCGGCCAGCAGGCCCAGCTCGAGCAGGCGACGCGCGCCGAGAAGGCCAAGATCGTGCAGTCCTACGCCTCGCAGGGCCTGCCGTCCGATCCTGCCAAGAACACCGCGCTCGCCCAGGACCTCAACGCGGTCGACGAGCGCGCGCTCGCCGCCAAGGGCACGCTGGAGGGCCAGGATTTCCAGGCCGGGCAGCAGCTGGTCAACGCCGGGATCCAGGAAAGCGGGATGGCGAACGCCCTCTACACGCAACTCCAGCAGATCGATCAGAGCAACACGACGGCGATCGGCGCCGCGATCGCGCGCATGGCGGCGGCGCTGAGCGGCAACCTCAAGATCAACATCGGCAGCGGCGCGACGACGTAGATGGCCGACGCCCCCGCGATCGATTTCACGTCCGGCAGCATCGATTCGCTGCTGCCCAAGCCCCCGGAGGCTCTCACCAAGGGCTTGGGCGATCTCTACGAGCGCAAGATCGAGACCGACGACGCCATCTCGGCCGCCACCGAGCGCCGTGCCGCGGCCGACCGCCAGCAGATGCAGCGCGCCTTCGAGCAGACCGGCTTCGAGGCTGCCACCGCCCTCAAGCCGTGGGACGCCAAGGAGGAGGCGCGCAAGACCGCCTACGATCCCATCGAGGCGTTCGGCTCGATCGGCAGTGTCTTCGGCATCCTCGCCTCCGCGTTCACCCACGCACCGATGGCGAACGCGCTCAACGCCAGCGCCGCCGCCATGGAGGCGGTGCGCGCCGGCAAGGAAGACGAGTTCAAGAAGAACTTCGACGCCTGGAAGGCCAACAACGACCTTGCGGTGAAGCGCTTCGAGATGGAGCGTCAGCACTTCACCGACGCCGCCACCCTGATGGACCGGGACCTGGCGGCGGGCACGCGGCTCGCCTCGCTCAACGCCCTGCGCTTCGGCGACCAGAAGGCCAAGCTGCTGCTCGACAACGGCATGGTGAAGGAGTGGTACGAGCTCCAGGACAGTCGCGCCAAGCTGGGCGAGGAGAACATCCGGCTCAACGGGGAGATCACCCAGGACTCGCTGCGCCGCAAGGTGCTGGAGACCGACCCGGGCTGGAACGTCGGGAAGGAAGAGGACCCGTCCAAGCCCCCGGTCGATCCGCGGCTGGTGGCGGTGCGCCGCCTGGAGGCGTTCAACCGGGCCTTTGCCGTGAAGGAGACGCCGCAGCAGGAGCTGATGGGGCGCTGGTTCTTCGAGCACCCCGAGGGCACCGCCGAGGAGGCGGCCGATTACTACAAGGACACGTTCGTCCGGCAGCCGCAGACCTTGTCGGCGCAGCAGTTCCAGGCGGTGGACGATCTGGTCGAGCAGGGCGTTCCGCGCGAGGAGGCAATCCGGCGCGTCACCCAGGCGTCGGCGAAGCCCGCGTCGGCGGGCCAGCCCGGCATGGGCAAGGAGGAGGCGCTCGCCGTCGAGGAGCTTCTTCGCGCCAACCCCGGCATGAAGCGCACCGACGCGATCGCCGAGGTGAAGCGCAGCGCTGCCACCATCACCGGCAACAAGGCCGACGACATCCGCTCGCGCATCGACCTGTTCGACAATTCCACCACCAAGATCGACGCGGCGCTCGAAACGCTCAACAAGCACGTGCTCTCGGCCGGCTTGGCGGGCCGGGTGACCCGGATGGGGGAGCGCGTCGGCAACATCTTCGGGTCCAGCGACACCGATCGCGAGCAGTTCATGCGCGACATCAAGTACCTGCAGACCCTGGCGCCGCAGCTGCTCACCGATCGCCACGGGCGGCCGCTCAGCAGCGAGGCCGGCTCGATCAGCGACATCATCGGGGGCCTGTCGCTCGGCGACACCACGGCGAACACCATCCGCTCGCTCGAGGAGGTGAAGCGCCTGTACGCCAAGATGCGGGAGGACAACACCAAGCGCCTCGGCGGCACCTGGACGCCCGGTCCCGATCATCCGACGGCCCCGCCGCCTGCCTCCGGCGGGTCCTGGCGCTCCGCGCCGCTGGTGCAATGATGGGCGGCGTTGTCGATTTCCTCTCCAAGGCCGGCACCTCCATGCTGGAGGCCGAGGCCGGCACCGCGACCGAGAAGGTCCCCACCATCGCGGGCGACGAGGATTTCGCCAAGCTCAAGCCGGGCACGAAGTTCATCGATCCCGAGGGCAAGCAGCGCGTCAAGCCTTACGAGGTGAAGACCGACGCCGACTTCTCGTCGGTCCCCGAGGGCGCGCAATTCACCGATCCCGAGGGGCAGACGCGGCAGAAGCCGAGCTTCGGCGGCATTGGGTTCACGGCACAGACCCTCTACGACATGGCGGTGACCGACAAGGAGCGGCGCAAGGCGCTGGAGCGCTCCTATCCGGGCAAGGTGAAGGCCGACGAGCACACGGGCGAGCTCTACGTCGATGACGACGGGCAGATGCTCAAGCCCGGCCACGGCATGTCCCCGGTGCCGGCGGGCCTCGCCTCCATGGCGCTGCCGACCGCCGGCGCCGTCGTGGGCGCGGTGGGCGGTGGCGCTGCGGCCGCGCCGACCGGGCCTGGCGCGGTGGCGGGCGCGGTCGCGGGCGGCGTCGGCGGCTCGTTGCTCGGGCAGGGCTTCAACGACGTGATCCTGCAGCTGGCGGGCGTCCTTGACCGCACGCCGGGTGAGGAATTGACGCAGCTTGGGCTCGCGGCCGCCTCGGGCGGCGCAGGAGCGGGCGTGGGGCGCGGGATCGGAGCAATAGCGCCGGCGCTCAAGGGCGCGGCTAAAGCGGCCGGTGGAGTGGCCCCCGCGATGGGGCGGCATTTCCTGGGCACGACACCCGAAGACCTGTCGATGGCACGCCGGCTGGCCGAGCAAGGCGAAAAACCCGCTGAGGGGCATGGTCCTATCGCTGCTATCCGCCGGCTTGTCGGAAATACGGACACCGACGTTCTGGCTCCACCCTCCTCATGGGCCAAGGAGGCGCCGCACATCCAGAACATCGTGGAGGTGTTCGAGCCGGCCTTTCACACCCAGGACCCCCTCCTCCAGTCCGCTACCGGGCACTACGAGCGCTCCGCGGGCGAACTCCTGGAGGGCCTGGGCGTCAAGACCGAGCCGGGGCAGCTGGTCAAGCCCAGCGAGGCGGTGGCGACGCAGGCGACGGGTGAGGCGCTGCTGCGTCGCACGCTCGCTGAGTCGCAGGCGGCCGACGCCGAGATGCGGCGCGTGCTGGACGCAAGGAAAGCCGGGGCTGCGCCGCCCGAGGCGGCGACCGCGCAGCGCGAGGCGCTCCAGAAGGCCGCCGAGAACGCGCGCACGCAGGCCCAGGCGCTGGTGGATGCCGGCTATCAGGAGATCCAGCGCGGCGTCGACACCGCCATGCAGGTCGCGCGCGCCGGTCACGGCACCGGAGAGCTCTGGCAGTCGATCGGCGAGCAGCTGCGCGCGGTGCGGCGCGGCATCCAGGAGCGTGCCAGCACGATGTACGGGCAGGCCGACGAGCTCGCGGCCGGGCATCTGCCCAACGTCGAGGGCTTGCCCGAGATCGCGCAGCGATTCGCCGACGAGCTTCCCGAGGAGTTCCAGCGCAACCAGCCGGCGATCGTGCGCCAGCTGCGGCAGATGGCGGGTGAGCGCAACCCCGAGACCGGCGAGGTGATCCGCCCGCCGTCGGCGCCGACCTTCGGGCAACTGCACAACCTGCGCTCCCAGATCCGGCAGAGCACGGATTTCTACCGGCTCAACTCGGACATCAAGAACGGTACGTTCAAGTTCTTCGCGCGCCGCGTCGACGAGGTACTGCACGACCCGCAGGCGGTCCCCGAGCTGCGCGCCGCGGCCGAACAGCTCGACCGCGCCGACGCCTTCTACCGCGAGAACATGCCGATCTTCGAGGCCCAGCAGATCAAGACGATCATGAAGGGCCTGGAGGCGGGTGAGCCCGCCGACCCCAAGGTGCTGTATCGGGCGGTGGTGAAGGAGGGGCACACCGATCTCACCAACCGCATCCGCGAGATGGTGGGGCCGAACCTGTGGGCCGGCGTGCGCGCCGCCGACGTGCAGGAGATCATGGACGCCAGCCGCTCCCTGGTGCCGGGGCAGGTGGACGGCCGCGCGTTCACCCGCGAGGTGCTGGAGCGCTACCGCTCGGGTATCCTGCAGTCGGTGCACGGCCCCGACGTCACGGCGCGACTGCTGCGCCAGGCGCAGGACGTCGCCATGCTGGAGGGGCGGCTGCCGGTGGCGGTGCGCCCCGGCGACACCCTCACGCAGGCGATCGATCGTGCGCAGCGCGCCGCGCAGGAAGCCAAGGCGGCCGCCAAGCAGGACCCGCTGGCGACGCTGAACCGCGAAATGCGTCAGATCGAGGTGGAGGGCAAGCGCGAAGCGGCCGCCGCGCGCGGGGCGCGCCGCGCCGAGCCGCTGGGTTTCCTCTACGAGCCGACCACGGGCGCCGCCGAGGCGGTCGACCGTATCCTCAAGAGCGAGGACCTGATCCTGGCGTCGGCGGCCAAGTTCGGCGAGGGCTCGCCCGAGTTCAACATGCTGCGGCAGACCTGGGCGCAGCGGCTGCTCCAAGGCACCCTGCAGCCCGGCGAGCGGCTCGCCAAGACCTCGGCCGAAGTGCAGCGCATCATGTTCCCGGGGGTCACGCTCGAGCAGGCGCACCTGCTGGCGCGCGAAATGGACTTCCTGATGGCGAACCGCTACGGCATGAAGGGCACGGCGCAGGGCATGAGCGCCATGGCGAAGGTCGAAAACCCGTGGGCACACATCGCCGGGCGCGGCGGCACCATCGGCAAGATCATCGCGGCCCCGATCAATATCATCCCGGGCAGCGGGGCGGCCGGCCGCTTCATCCTGGGCGAATACTACGCCCTGATTCGCAAGCTCGCGACGTCGCCCGCCACCCTGCGCTGGCTGGAGCGCGGCCTGACCGGCGATCCCGAGCAGAAGGCCGCGGCGCGCACCTTCCTGCAGCGCTACGGGGCCGCCATGGGAGCAGGCGCGGGTGAGGCGATGGAGCAGCGGCCGCGACAATGACCTTCCGCGAAACCTGTGATCGCCTCGCCCTCATGGTCGCCCAAGAGGCGCTAGAAGAGAGTAATAGCGCACAAGAACGCTTAGATGCGCTCAAAGTGCTCACGGGCTACCTTTCGGCCATACAGCGCGCGAAGCCGTCCGATCCGCTCCCCGCGGCGAACGGTTTCGCCGCCATCGCGACCATCATGGCACAAAGAGAGGCCCCGGATGACGACGCCGACGCTGGTGAAGCCGGGGTTCGAGCCGGTCCCTGATGATCCGCCTGCTCCCCCCAAGGAGCAGGCCATCGCGATCTCGATGCTCACCCTCGGGCTCAAGGCCCTCTCCCAGCGCTTCGTCACCGCGCTCGCCGACCTGTTCTGCCTGTTCGCCCTGCTGCTCGGCTGGCACCTGTGGCTCCAGGTCCCGCAACCCGACACCCACCAGCTCATCTGGCTCGGTCTCTACGCGGCGTTCGCGCTCGCGGCGTGCGTGATCGTGAGGCGGCGATGAAGGCGATCGCCCTCGTCATTCTCACGATCCTGGCGTTCCTCGCCGCGTGCCTGCCGGCGGACGCGCAGAACGTCAATATCAACTGCTACGGCAGCACGGGCTGGGCGCCGTGCAACGGCGCTCCCGCAGGTGCGACGTTCATCACCGGCAACGCGACCGGCACGACGGGGGCGGTGGTAGGCACGCTGACGGCAGTTGCGGGCAAAACGACCTACATCTGCGGATTCGACGTGTCGGCGATCGGCGGCACCGCGGCGGTGGGGCCGGTCACGATTGCCGGCACGATCACGGCATCGCTGACCTATCAGCTGGCAAGCTCAACCTCGGGTAACACGCTCGGCCGCACCTTCACGCCGTGCATCCCGGCGAGCGCCCCCAACACCAACATTACGATCACCACCACGGCGGACGGCACCGCCTCGGGAGTTGCAGTCAATTCCTACGGCTATAACCAATAGGTGTGCTGAATGGCTAATCCCAACACGCAACTCATCGGTGCAATCAACCAGATCGGGAGCCTTGCGGTGCAGGCGGTCGCGCTGCAGCAGGCGATCGATGCCCTGAATGCGCAATATTCGTTGCAGTCATGGGGAACGCTGACGAGCCAGCTGACAACGATGGCGCAGGGCGCTGATGGCCTCCCGGGCGTCAACGATGGTTCGCCGAACGCGGCACATCCGATCAGCACCAACACGCCGCCGGGATACGGCCTCAACCGGGCCGTGACCGCGTTGCAGGTGGCGCAGGGGCTCGGGGCGCTACTGAATGTTTCCGCGGCTGTCAAGGGCCAGGCGGTCACGGCTGCCGCCAGCACGCCGGCCATCCTCGATGTATTCGTGGGGTCATGATCAGTGACCACCGAAAAGTGGATTGCGGGCTCCGGGCAGGGCCTCAGCTGGGGCTCGGCGTTCTCGACCGAGATCAACTCTCTCGGCTCGGGCAACGCCGTGCTGTCCGGCATCTCGGGGATCACCAACGGCACTGCGCTCGACATCTTCGCCGACATTTCCTTCGTTGCCGGCGCGACCGTCACGACGGCGGCGCCTGCCAACCTCGCGTTCTATCTCTACCCGCTCAATGAGGACGGCTCGACCTACGGCGACGGCCGTTTCGGCTCGGCCGCGGCCGGACCACCCCCAAGCAACTACTTTGTCGGCTCAATTGGGTTCGCGGCGGCAGCTTCAACCGCCATCGCAGGCGTCGTGACCGGCATCATCATCCCACCGGGGACGTTCTTGTTCGTGTTGATGAACAACGCGGGCGTCGCGCTGCCGTCTTCCAACACTTGCAAATACCGCACATATAACCGCGCGGTCGCGTAATGAATGCCATCCTCCGTCCGCAAGCCTATGCTCCTTACGGAGGGCTGTTCCCGCGCTCGCACGCCGCAGCGCCCAATGACGCCGTCGTTCCCGCCGGCCTCGTCGGCTGGTGGACGATGGATGTGGAGGATGTGAATTTCGCCGCGGGGACGGTGGTCGATCGAAGCGGCAATGGCGGAGTAGGAGCACTAGCTGGTCTTTCGGCGTCAAGCGCCGTCCAGGGCCAGATTGGGCAGGCTCTGAATTTCAACGGTTCAACGTCTGACATTGATATACCGTCGAGCGCAGCTTTAAGCCCGGCAAATGGCCTGGCGGTTTCGGCTTGGGTGAAATTCTCGTCTGCCGGAACCGCTTTCGTGGTGTGCAAAGACAACGGAACGCTTCGCTCGTTCTGCCTGTACGTTACGTCAGGAACAGTCAATTTACAGATATTCGGTGGAGGCAGCAATTCGACAGTGTCTAGTGTTCCTACATACAACGACAGCAAGTGGCATCATGTTTTAGCCACTTACCTATTCGTCACTAACGGTACATCTGTAGCGAAACTGTACGTCGATGGGGCTCAGATCAATTCAGCCGCAAATTTCTTTGGCCCTATGAACGTCACCGCGCAAGATGTGTTCATAGGTAATAGACCAGTATTCACCGGCTTCTTTGCCGGCTACATCGATGACGCCCGCATCTACAACCGCGCCCTCGATCAAGGCGAAGTCCTCCAACTCTATTCCGCCGGTTTGCGTGGGCAAGCTTACTGGCCGTCGATCGGAATGCCATTGATGGCGCTCAAGCCCGGATTCAATCCCGGCTGGACCATCGGCCGCAACACCGTCGTCGAGGGCGTCGCCTCGTGAGTTCGCTGCAGAAAAACGTCGCCAGCCAGAACTTCACGTTCTGCCTTGTCAGCACCAGCACCGGCCTCGGCGTTGCAGGCGCAACCGTCACCGGCTACGTGAGCAAGGATGGCGGCGCGCAGGCGGGCACAGGCGGCACGGTCACCAGCCAGGGCAACGGGCAATACAACTACGCTCCCACGCAGGCCGAGACCAACGCGACCGACGTCGGCTTCTTCTTTACGGCGACCGGATGCGTTCCCTGCAATCTCGATTTCCACACCGACCAGGTTGACGGCAACGGCTTCATCAAGGTCGATCTGGTCGACATCGCTGGCTCGGCCGTCGCAACCGGAACAGCGCAACTCGGCGTCAATGTGGTCAACATCGGCGGCTCCGCGGTGACCTTGGACGCGAACAATCTTCTGGAGGTGAATGTCCAGGACTGGAAGGGCACAGTTGTCGCAACACCGGCGACTGCCGGCATACCCGACATCAACGTGAAGAATTACAACAACGTGGTCGCGCAGACCGATGCCAACAGCCTGCCGAAGGTCGACATCGAGGACGTGGGCGGATCGGTGCTCTCGACCCATGCGGCTGGCATGATCCCGGCGGACGTGCGCGATATCGTGGGCGTTGCGGTGTCAACCACGACGGCACAGCTCGGCGTGAACGCGGTGCAATACAACGCCCAGGTCACGCAGACTGATGCGAACGGGCTTCCCAAGGTCGACATCGTCGACATCGCTGGTTCCGCAGTTTCGGCGAGCTCAGCGCAGCTCGGCGTCAACGTGGTTAATATCGCAGGATCGACAGCGACGCTCGACGGCAATAATTTGCTCCAAGTTGACCTTGTCGACATTGCGGGCGCTGCGGTCGCGACAGGCTCGGCACAACTGGGTGTCAATCTGGTCAACGTGGGGGGCTCGGCGCTTTCAACCCACGCATCCGGCATGGTGCCTGCAGACGTCCGCGACATCGCCGGTTCGGTCGTCTCGACCACCAGCGCGCAAATCGGTGTCAATGTCGTTCAGTACAACACGCAGACGGCCGCAACCGACGCCAACAACTTGCCGAAGGTCGACATCGAGGCGATTAACGGCAACGTTACTGCACCCCAGAATATCCAGCACACCATGCAGGCGGTGGTTCGCGGCACCTGCTCGGGAGGCACGCTCACGACCGCGGTGGTGTCCTCCATGACGTCACCCTCCTCGCTTACGGCGACCGGGCAACTGATCGGGCGGACGATCCTGTTTGATGCCAACACGGCGAGCGCGGCGCTGCAGTCGCAAGCGAGCAACATCACCAACAGCACGACCGGCGCGACGCCCACGCTGACCTTCACGGCACTCACGAGCGCGCCTGCGAATGGTGACACCTTCTCGGTGGTGTGATGACGGTGACCGTTCTCGGGCCGGGCGGTTATTCGCGCCCCCCGTGGGGTTCGTTTGCCGGTAAACCCGCAGCGTCGACGGCCAGCAAAAGCTATACACAACCGTTCACGGTCCTGGGGCCTGGGGGCTACCCGAGACCGCCATGGGGGATCTTTGCGGGGAAGTCGGGTGGCGGCGGCAAATCCTTCACGCAGGTTTTCACGGTTTTTGGTCCTGGCGGCTATCCGCGCCCGCCCTGGGGACCGTTCGCCGGCAAGCTTCCTCCCATACCCCCCATCCCGCCAATCCCCCCGATCCCACCCGTTCGGACGGGGCTCGAGAAGACCCTGTTCGTCTACGTATCGCCCGAGAGCCTCGGGCTGCGACCCATCGTCGCGGTGCAGTCGCTCACCCGGGTCTACGTCGGCGAGCCAGCCACCCTGCTCCTCCCCGTGAGCGTCGGCACGCCGGCCGGGTCGCCCGAGCTCGTGATCACCCGGCCCGACGGGACGAAATATGAAGTCCTGTCAACGTATAGGGCCTTTGTCAGGGGTTCCGAGTACGTGCTATACTCGGCCCTCATGGGTGAATTGAGCCTCGCGGGGGACTGGACCCTGTTCTACGAGACCGGATCCTTCGTGTCGCCCACCTACACGTTCCGCGTCTGGAGGCCCTCGTGAAAAAGCTCCTTCTGCTCCTCCTGCTCCTCGCCGGGGCGGCCCACGCGCAATCGGTGCAGCAGTCCGGCAGCGTCACGCCGAATCATGTTCCGGTGTGGGTCACGAATGGCGTCCTTGGAGATGGCGGGACCGCTTCCTCGGGGCTCGCCACTTCCTTCGGCGTGACGAACAACGGCGGGCCGGGCATCTGTGTCAACAGCGCACCGATCACCGGCCCCTACAACGCGCTCTGCCTCTCGGCCAGCACCTCGGGCGCAGGCCAGATCACCCTACAGAACTACGGCGGCGCAACTGCGCAGAACCTCCAGCTCGTCATCAACGGCACCGCGATCACGATCCCGACGGGCGGCGGCTCCTCGATCCCCACCATCATCGCGCCCCTGGTGATCAACGACGTGGTGTGCGCCAGCACCACCAACGGCGTCCTCAAGGACTGCGGCGTCACCATGGGTCCCGGCACCCAATGGGGCATTCAGTATTTCTCGACGGCCGCGACCACCGCCTCCACGGGCGCCGGGACCAACGGGCAGGTGTTCCTCGCCCAGACCGGCGCAGCACCGATCTGGTCGACGCTTTCGGGCGACGTGTCGAGCGTCTCGGCGGCCGGCGCACTCACGCTCGCGCGCGTCAACGGCATCCCGTTCCCGTTCTCGTTCACGGTGCACGGCGTACTGCTCGGCGAGGGCATCAATCAGTTCACCTCGCTTACCACCAGCAACGTCGGACAATGCCTGCTCTCACAGGGCACCAACAGCGACCCCGTGTGGGGCGCGTGCGCGAGCGGATCGGGATCGGCGGGTGGCAGCAACACCCAGATCCAGTACAACTCGTCCACCTCGCTCGCCGGCAGCGCCAACCTGACATGGGTGAGCCCGGCGCTGACAATCGGCGCCGCCTCGTCGGCCACCGGCCAGCTCGCGCTCGCGGGCACCACCAGCGGCGCCGTGACGATCCAGCCGCAGGCGGCCGCCGGCACCTACAATTTCAACCTGCCGACCAGCGCGGGCTCGAGCGGGCAGCCGCTGATCTCGGGTGGTGGCGTCGGCGCCGCCCAGACTTACGGTACGCTTGGGATCTTCGGCGGCGGCACGAACTGCTCGTCCGCGTCGGGCACCTGCCTCGACAACATCACGGGATTCGCCTCGACCGGCTTCGTGCAGCGCACCGGGGCCGGCACCTACGCGCTCTCCAACCCCATCCCCGTCGCCAACGGCGGCACGAACCTCGCCAACGGCACGAGCGGCGGCATCCTGGGCTTCACCGGCACCACCACGGTAGCGTCGAGTGCGCTTCTGACCCTCAACGGCGTCGTGATCGGCGGGGGTTCAGGCGCGACTCCGACTTCAACCGCGGCCGGCACCAACGGGCAGATTTTCGTCGGCCAGACCAGCGCGGCCCCGGCGTGGGAGACGGCGGGCGGCGACATTGCCACCATCTCGGCCGCAGGCTCCTTCACCATCGCCAACAACGCCGTGACCGTCGGCAAGTTCGCTCAGCAGAACGCCTACACATTGCTCGGCAACGTGGCAGGCACCACCGGCAACATCTCGGCGTTCGCGATCGGCAGCCTGACGCAGAAGGCGTCCCCCTCGTCCAGCGACTACATCATGCTCTCGGACCAGTCGGCGTCGGGGGCACTCAAGTACGCGACCGTGTCATCGATCGCGAGCGCGGGGTCGGTGGGCTCGGTCAATACCCTGACGGGCGCGATCATTCTCTACACCGGGCCGCAGGGGCGCCTGACGCTCACGTCCCACACGCCGGTCATGAAGGCAACCGCGGGCGCACAGACCACGCTCTATTACGACTGCTACAACGGCGGCAACCAAGTCTTCTACTACAACGGCACCGCCGACGTGCAGGACACGATCTCGTCCTGCCAGGTGTCCACCGCCATGCAGTCGAGTTCGACCGGGGTGCTCAGCAGCGCCAACGTGTTCGACGTGTGGTGGTCGAGCAACCACAACATCTGCGTCGCCACCAACGGCTCGGGCGGCGGGTGGTCGGCGGACACCGGCAGTCCGAGCAATCAGGCGCGCGGCACCGGGTACTCGCAACTCGACACCACCACCCGGCCCTACATCACCAACGCCAACGCGCTCACCAATTGTTACAATGGTGCGACCAATTACGGGTCGATCTCGGCGAACCAGGCGACCTATCTCGGCACGATATACACATCGGGGGCGGGGCAGGTGAGCTGGACTTTAGGCGCGTCGGCCTCGGGAGGCACAGCGGGCTTGCTCGGGGTGTGGAACTACTACAATCGAGTTTCGGTCGGCACGACGGTAACCGACAACGGCACATCGTACACCTATGGCACGGCGACGGTACGGCAGGCCCGCGCGTCGGCCGGCAACCAGATACAGTTCGTCCTCGGGGTGCAAGAAGATGCCGTGCAGTTCGCCTACATGGGTGCCGTCATTCAAAATTCAGGAGGGACCGGCGAGCCTGTGTTCGGACCTGGATTCGACTCGACGACTACGTTTGGAATCCAGCCGGTCAATGGAGCAGGCAGCGCGCTGGCGATTCTTGGTGCGTCGAGCACCGGCATCTGGAACGTCGGAGTAGGGCTGCACACGCTGAGCGCAAACGAAGAAAACCTATCTGGAGCCGCGCCGACATTCGACGGTCAATCGCTCAATGCCTTGGTTGCCTCCATCAGGATGTGAGCATGACCGGCACCAGCATCCCACGATATGCCCGTGAGCTCGGCTATGCGCTCGATCCCGTGCTGCCGTTCAGCATTCCGACCGGCGCGGCACCGCACTCGCTGTGCATCGATGGTGCGGCGGGCATCATCGGCGTGTCGTGCTCCAATATGCCGGGCGCGCAGTTCTTCTCGCTGACGACTGGCGCGCTGGTCGCCAGCGTTTCGACATCGGGAGTGCCGGGCAGCAACCCGCTCGGCATCTGCTTCGATGCGGTGTCCGGGCTATGGGCGCTCGCCGATTTCGGCGGCAACGCCGTCGTGCTCATCAACCCGGCGACCTGGACCATCCAGCAGGTCGTGCCGTGCGGCGCCGGACCGCGGGACGTGAAATCGGACGCGACGGGCGTGTGGGTGACGGAGAGCACGGCCAACACGGTCTCGCACATCAGCCGGACGACATGGGCGATCGATCACACGCTGCCGCTTGCGGGCCAACCGTATCGGATGGATTTCGATGGCGTGCGGTTCCTCTACGTCGGGTGCGGAACCGGCAACACGCTGGCGCAGATCGACACGCTGGCCGCGCCGCCGGCCGTCACGTGGAACAGCCCGACCAACTCGGGCCCGTGGGGCATCCTCTGCGGGATCCCGTTCATCCACGTGACCTGCTTCAACGGCGGCGGCGCTGTGAACTGCTTCCTGCCGAGCGGGGCATGCCAATACACATCGAGCTTTACCGGGGTCAGCGGGTCGCCACACGACCTGGTGCGCGTGCATGACACGCTGTGGATCGCCAACGCCAACGGCAACAACCTCATCAAGATGGGCGCCGATGGCGGCCGGGTGATCGATGTCCTCCAGGCCGGCAAGGACACCGCCGGCATGGCATTCGATGGCGTCGCGGTCTGGAATACGTGCTATGTTGACAACACGATCGAGCGCCGTGTTGCAGTCGAGCCGATAACATAAGCCCAATACGACTACTATCAGGATGTGACAATGAAATCCTTAGCTTTTGCCCTGCTCCTCCTCGCCACCCCCGCCTTCGCCCAATACGCGCCGCCCGACGAGGAGCT